CCTGTTGGTACAACTATGGCTTTGCTAGAACAAAGTTCTAAGTTGTTCAGCGCTGTGCACAAGCGTCTGCATAACGCTCAATCCAAAGACCTGCGAATCTTAGCGAGACTAGATTTTGAGTATCTTCCTGATCTGTACCCGTATGAAGTCGCAGGTGGTGCACAGCAAGTTTTTAGAAATGATTTTAATTTAAAATCAATTGATGTCTTACCAGTGTCAGATCCTAATATGCCAACAGAAGCACACAGGATTGCAAAGATAAATGCTATTATGCAAATAGCTCAACAAAATCCAAATGCTTACAATATGGAACAAATAGGTATGGAACTATTTGCAGCTATGGGTATTGACGAACCACAAAGATATTTAAAACAAAATATGCAACCTATAACAGCAGATCCTGTTACTGAAAATATGGCAGCTATGAAGGGGGCACCTTTAGCTCCAAGGCAAGATCAAAACCATGATGCGCATATTGTGGCACATGCTGCTATGATTAATAACGTAGCGTATAAAGAAAATACTGTAATGCTTCAAGCTTTATCTTCACACATACAAGATCACTTAGCTATGAAATATAGAGGTGAAGTAGCACAAATGATTGGTGACCCACAAATTGTACAAGCTATGATGTCTGGGCAACCATTACCACCTGATATGGAAAATCAAATAGCTTTACTTACAGCCAATGCTTCAGACTCTATTATGAAACTAGATGAAGAAAAATTAAAAATTATGTCTGGTGAAAAGAAAGATACAGCCGAACAACAATTAGATTTACAAAGACAAGATTTAGAATTACGTAAAGCTAAGTTAGCATTAGATGCTAAGAAACATCAAGACGAAATATCTTTAGAAGAAGCTAAAGTTATGATTGATGATGAAAATACAGACTTAGAAAGAGATCGTAAGATGGCAGCAGATGCTATGAATATGGCTAAGTCTGGAATACAAGATGCAAAAATAATGATTAAGAAAGATGTGATGTAATGGCAGCAGATCCTAGATTAAAACGTGCAGGTGTTAGTGGTTATAATAAACCTAAACGTACACCTAATCATCCTAAAAAATCTCACGTTGTTGTAGCTAAAGAAGGTAATAAAGTTAAAACAATTAGATACGGACAACAAGGTGTATCAGGTGCAGGTAAAAATCCAAAGACTGCAAAAGACAAAGCCAGAAGAAAATCTTTTAAAGCGCGTCATGCTAAAAACATAGCTAAAGGTAAAATGTCTGCTGCATATTGGGCTGACAAAAGTAAGTGGTAAAGTTTAGATATTTAATACCATTATATGTAGCCGTACTTTGTATGGGCGCATTTTTAAATTTATATGCAGAGACAAATACGGTGTCCTCAACTGTAGTTACAAACTCAACCCCTCCTACAGCAAATGCACCAACTATTATGAATAATAATAGTGATATATGCAAAGTTGGTGTGGGGGCTAGTGTGCAAAATAATATTGTAGGATTAGCTACAGGTGTAGTTATTGATGATGAGTTATGTCAAAAACTTAAACTATCACGATCTTTATATAGTTACGGCATGAAAGTTGCAGCAGTATCAGTATTGTGTCAAGACCCACGAGTTTGGGATGCGATGACCGATGCAGGCACCCCTTGCCCTGCACGAGGTTCCATCGGTTCTGAAGCAGCTCAATATTGGAGCGACAATCCATCTGAGATTCCAGATGGTAGTAAGTATAAAACAGATTACGTTCAAGCAAATAAACCAGAAGTTAAGGAGTTTAGTGATGCAGACCATATTGCGTTGTATAAGGTTTTGTTCCTTATTACTACTGGTCTCCTTTTATTCTAAAGCAGACTGCTTACCAGATGTAACAGGTCTTTGTATACCTGGTGTAACTATTACAGAAGATACACAAGTAGAAGTTACTGAAGAAGATAAAGGTACAGAAGTTGTCACTACAACTACAACTACTGTAACTACTACCACCACTACAGTCACAAACGAAGATTCAGGTGATATTCTTGATGGTGCCAATAACTATGTACCATCTAATAAAGAAGGTGATATGGATGTAGACTGGGGTGGTCAAGGTCCTGCAAGTATGCCTAGTGGTAATTCTTGTTATGCTTTAGGTTCTGATAAATGCGCACAGATTACAGGGGGTGGCAACAGCACATCTACAATGGGTGTCTCTGGAATGGGCACCACATTTATACAAACAGTAGACATTTCTAATTTAGAAATCGATCGTGGGGGAGCAGTTAAATATACAATAGAGGTAGATAAAAGAGATGCTCAAGATAGAATATACATGCACATTACAGGACTTAATGGAACTAGCCAGGTCTTTTCAGGTACTGACATCTTGTCTGAGTCTGGAATATCAACAGGCTACCAGTCTTATAACGGGTCTTTCGATTTCGGTGGTGTACTAAATAAAGTAGTTATAGAGATTGGTGGTAGAGACATCAATCTAGGTATTGGACCACTTTTTGATGATGTAACAGTTAATGTATTTTACAATGTAGTTAATACTATAATTACTCAACAAATAACTACATTAGAAGAAATATATTATTTAGATTTATTTGATCCAACAGAATTAGATTTTGTAGAAGAAGTATTTGAATTTAATGAGATTAGTATAGATGATGCAGGAGATATAGAGTTTACTCCTATAGAACCTCAAACAGAGGATGTATCATACGAAACTGTAGAATTAGAAATACAAGAGTTTGAATTAGATATTCCAGAACCAGAAGTGGCTGCTGTAGAAATAGAAGCTGAAATGGAAATAGAGATGGAAATGGAAATGGAAGTAGCAGAAATAGAAGAGACAGTAGATGAACAACCAACAGAAGAAGAAACAACCGAACCCGATAGCGAAGCTACTGAAGAGCCCACTGTGGAAGTTGAAGATAGTACCGAGCAAGAAGATATACAACAGGAAGAAACAGAAGAGCCTGAAAAACCTGTGAAAGAACCTAGTGCAAAAGAAAAAGCTGCTACTAAGATAGTAAAAAAGATGGATGACAAAGCTAGATATGATGAATCTAATCAAATGAAAACATTAATAGTAATGCAAATCTTAGGCAATACTAAAACATTTTTTGATACTCAAGCAACAATACAAGATACAAATGTTAATGAGTATTTAAATAAAGTAATAGACGATCCATACGGGGGTCTATTTATAGCAGAACAAGGACAAATAATGGAGGATATAGTAAATGCCCAGTATTGAGTATAGCGGGATGAAGATAACTGGAGGAAAGGTGTTTGCCATCTTTACTCTACTAGGTGCTCTTGGTGGTGCAGCTTGGACTGGCTTCACTTTTTACCAGGACTACCTTGATATGAAAGAGAAGATAACTTTATATACCGAGCCAGATCTTTCTGGTTTTGATAAGAAAATCGCATTAGTAGAGTCAGAAACAAATGCACAAATGGAGATTGTTTTACAAAAGGTTGAGGGTTTAAAAAGTGAGCTTGATATAGTTTTAGAGGAAATTAACCTAATATCTCAAGTTAGTAGGGAACTTAAAGACGACCTTAAAACGGATCTTCGTAACGTTGA